CTTTAACATCTGCAATAGTACCATCAAAGTTTTGAGTTCCCCAATCAACTAAAACATCACCTATTCTATATACATCCAGCGTTGTATTTATTCCAGAAAGACTTGCAGTCCCATCTGCAACTCCATTAAGATAATAAACAATATTACCACTACCATCTACAGTAACAACAAAATGACTCCAAGCATTCATAGGTATTGTGCTATTGTTGGCTCCAGAATTAGAACCTCCAGATGAATTACCTCCATATTTACCTATTAAAAAATTAGCAGTAGTGTTATTCCAAGTTATAGCAAAACCGTTACTGCTACTTTTCGTACCATAAGAAAAAGGACAGCCATAAGCTTGAGTTATTGCATCTGGTTTAATCCACATACTAATGCTTCGAGCTGCTGAACCTGAAGGAAGTCCTGCATCATCTCCTGTGACAAAATCATCAGAACCGTCAAAGTCTAAAGCAGCGTCAAGATTTACATTAACGTTTGCATCATCAAGATTTCCTTCAAGGATTCCTCCTGTTCCTGCAAAAACAATTGAATCGTTAGATACAAAACCACTACTCATATTGCGTAGTGAACCTTTGATTGTTGTGGTTCCAGTAGGTGTGTTAAATTCTCCACCCGATTTAATAGTGGCTCCACCAAGTTCTACATCACCAGTGCCAGAAGCACCCCAAAATGCAGCGTTTGATGTACCTGCAATGTAAAGATGGCCTTTAACTGCTATATCCTGAGAAGCATCATCATAACGGGGTTTTCCTGTTATTATATTCATATTGTTGTCAATAGTAAATGTCCCACTATGGTCTGCTTGGTCTTTGAAATATATATTATATCCACCATTCTCTGCTTCAAAATTATAGATATTACCTGTATAAGAACCTAACTGGTGGAATTTAACTGCTGCTGCTTCGGTAGTTCTGATGGTTCCCTTATTCGCAATAAGAGTTCCTCCATTATTCATATAAGCAATAGTGCTACCATCTTTATCAGTAAGAGTAGTAGTTCCGCTTGTTGCACTGTAGGTTCCTCCACTGTTTATTGTAAGACTTCCAAACGACATTGCTGCCGTAGTACCATCATAAGCTAAGATGCCTGTTACACTTACGTCTCCTGTTACTGTTAAAAGATTATTTGCATTATATCCTCTAAACCTTCCTGAAAGAACTGTTAAATCATTAGCAACTGTAGTTGTTGTAGCTGAGCCTCCCCAATATGTTAGATTACTATCTGCACCCGAAGCTTTACCTGTAATAAGATTATACAAATAATCTCCATCCATAGCTATACGAGTTGCATTATTTATTTCAATAGCAACTGTTCCGCTATTGTGTGTAAATGTTCCTCCATTGTATAAAGCATAATCACCTCCACCTGCCCCTTCAGCAGTAATAGTAGTAGTTCCGCTTGTTGCGTTATACGTTCCTCCACTTGCTATGTCAAGACTTCCAAATGTATTCGGGCCTGTTGCGTCTGTAGTGTCAAGTGTTCCGCCACTCTCAACACTTACATCCCCAGTTACAACTAATTGATTAGGTTGATAATTTCTTCTAAGAACGCCCTCTACTATCGTTAAATCATTAGCTATTGTAAAAACGCCATCGCCATCTGCTACATTGTCGTGAGGTCTAACATACAAATCTACAGACGATGAAGAACCTTCAAGGATTAGATTATAAAACCCCTGACCTCGCATAACTGTATCTGCACTTCCAGTATATTTTACAGTTCCATTACTGTGAGTAAGTGTTCCTCCGCTTTGCCACCAACAATAACCTGAACTATTTTCACTTGTTATTGTAGTAGTCCCGCTTGTTGCAATATATTTACCATCACTATCTATTGTAAGACTCCCTACACTAATTGCTGAAGCATTACCATCTAATATTGCTGTATTAGCAGAACCTGAACCATCTCCTACTATTACATTTCCTGTTACTGTAAGTGCCCTGTCACTTCCTGTATCTAATTCTCCTGCCGTTATTGTAAGGTCTCCTGCTACCGTAATACCTGGTAAATTAATAGTACAATCACAACTTGCGTCATTAATTGTTAAATTATTAAACGGCATCACTCCACCACCTGCATCATTATAATTACCTGCAATTTGTGTAGCAGATGCATTGGTTATTACAACCGTACTATTTGTGGTAGTCCACGCACCATCTATATCAATACTTCTTCCACCACCAGTTTTACCATCTATGGTTACAGTATTAGTTCCAAGTGTTAGGCGACCTCCGTTTGAAATAACTAAAGAGTTAATAGTAGGATTTAAGCTATTACCAATTACAGGGTCGTTTGATACATTTGCTATTACAACATCATCATCAGCAGTAGGAACTCTATCTGTTACACCTGTAGTATTCCAATTACCTGCCGTGTTCCAGTCGGTATCTGTTGCACCATCCCATGTGTTTACTGCCATGGGACAACCTCACTTACTGAGACTATATTAGAGTATATAGGAGAAGCCATTCACTAAATGGTCCCCTGTAAGAATACTTTACAATCTCCAGCAGTTATAGCAGTCGTTGAACTGCCATCTGTTGCCTTGACTGTTACTGCAAGATTTCTTAATGCCGTTGTAGAAATTGCCTTTAAAGAACCAGAACTTGCTGTTACTACTATGTCGTCTCCTACTTGTACCCATTTACTGTTTGTCACTGGTGTTGCTTCTGGACCATCAAACAAAGAACCCCATACTTGACAGGTAAGCCCTCCGTTCTCATCGTTGGATAGGACTTGTATTGAAGCTCTATCATATGATTCTACCTCTACGGCATCTATAAGAACAACGTATGTAGAACCACTTAGAGTAACTGCATCGTTTTCTACAAGCATCGTCTTTAACGAGTTACTGATTCTCTTTTTTGTTATTGTATCTGCCATTAGTCAGCCCTCTTCTTAGGCTTTCTTAAACCTTTGGGCTTTTTAGACTTTACTTCTTCTTTTTGGCTTGTTTAGGAGGTCGGCCCCGACGCTTAGGAGGTCTGACGTGAGTCTTAAGCCCGCCGCCATCGCCTTTTGGGCCGATTTCCTTTTGCTCGACAAAGTTCTTTGAACCTTTGAGCTTTTCAAGAAGGCTCTCATCTGTAACATCAATGGTTTCTCCTTGGTTCCAACCGAAGAGGTTGCCCTTCCTATTACGAAGGCTCCGATAACCACGCTTCCCAATATAGGTAATTTTGACCATTTAATTAGTCCTCCAATCACCTTAAGCGTCTATATCTCTAATGCTTCCTTGTGTCTTAAACTTGTAACAGATTAAGTTACCAGCAGTTAAGAATGCAAAGTCCTTAGACAATGTTTGCGTAACTGCAATATTGGTGCTGTCCACATAAGTTGTTGGTGCTGCTACTCTGAATGCCAAGTTTGCCATATCTAACAAGTATAATCTTGATGCTGAATCTGCATCCGATATTACGTGTTGTGAAAGGAAGATTGGTATACCATCGTATGAACCGACTCTTGAATCGAAAGCAAGTCCTGCTTCCCCCATGACTCCATTCATGTTCTTTCCTCCACTTTGTGCCAAATCGTAGCTCCATCGTCCATTAGCGGCTGATGGGCTTTGCATAAGCTGTTTCAAATCTTGGTAAGTGTCGTATCCTGTCAATATAATCAAATCAGAATAGGTTACTCCTTGCTCCAATGAGTTTGATATTGCTGCATCCAACATAGCTAAAGTTAAAGCTCGCTCGGTTCCACTGTTGTGTGATACATAAGCATCAGACCATGCACTTCCTGAACGGTCAATACCGCCGTCTGCTATGTCCCACATGTCTGCGTCTGTTGGTGTATTATTCAATGCTCCGTTAGCTGCATGAGATATGGTTACTCTGTCCAGAGTCTCGAAATCCATAGCTGAACCTGCTGTTCCAGATGAAGCCGTTTCTGAATCTGACAATAGCATTGCATCAATGTAGTAAGCGTGTGCCTCTGCGTGTTCTTTTCTCAAGAACGCTGCAAGGTTGCCAAGTCCGTCATCTGCTTCTGAAAGTAATTCTGCTTTGGTTGTTACTTCCCATACTGTGACCACTTCAGCAAGGGTTGCCCTTACTTCAACAAGGTCTGGTTGGTCAGTTGTTCCTAGTGAACCACCTTCTGCAATACCTGCTGTCTGAGCGTGACGTCCAGTCAATACTCTCCAACCTGATTGTGTCCATGGCTCTTTCTTCAAAAGCTTGAATACTTCAGATTGTGTATTTAACTGA